CTTGATAGTCGGTGCAAGTGGCAGTGGTAAAACAACCGTAGCACGTGAGTTATTCGGTAATAGTATTGTGAGCGGCTTTGAATGGTCGAAAGGTAGAAGTATTCTTGACGACTTTCCTAAGACAATGAGCATAAAAGATATATGTGATTTACTTTCATCCGTTGGCTTTTCTTCGCCTCCGTCATGGATACGTCCATTCCACGTACTAAGTAACGGTGAACAGTTTCGCGTCAATATGGCGCGAACGCTGGCAGAGAATAAAGACTTTGCAGTAGTGGACGAGTTTACAAGTGTGGTTGATAGAACAGTTGCACAGATTGGAAGCGCGGCAATACAAAAGACTGTGAGAAAACGAAATCAAAAGTTTATAGCGGTATCTTGTCATTACGACATAGCCGAATGGTTAGAACCAGACTGGATTTATCAGCCCGCCACTGATGAACTCACAGTCGGGAGGTTACTTCAACGACCTAAAATTGCTCTCGAAATCAAGCGCGTTCATTCGTCCGCTTGGCAGTTATTCAGGAAGCATCATTATTTGAACACGTCGCTTAATACCTCGGCGGTTTGTTTTTGTGCTTTTTGGGAAGGCGTACCCGTCGCATTTACGGCGGTTTTGCATTTTCCGCACCCGGTACGCAAGAATACAAAGCGAGAGCATAGAACCGTATGCCTTCCAGACTATCAAGGCGTTGGGATTGGAAACGCAATGAGCGCGTATATCGGTAGCGTGTGTAAGGGATTGGGATATACTTACATTAGCACAACAGCCAATCCCGCTATGATTTACGCAAGAGCAAAAAATAAAGATTGGAAAATGACCAAATCGTCAAAGATGAATAGCAACGGGGGACGCAATCGGATTGCGTCCCTTGCAAAAACTTATGCAGATTTGAGATATACTGCCGCTTTTGAATATATCGGCGCGGCTCTATCTAAAAATGAAGCACAAAGAATTTGGCAATCGGTGAATTAACGTGGTGAATCAATGCAACAAAAAGAACTAAACGCCTTAGACAAACAGATGCAAGCCCTCGAACTTCGCAAGGCAGGTGTACCCTACTTACGGATTGCCGAGGTTTTGGGCTATGCCTCCGGCAGCGGAGCGCATAAGGCGGTAGCAACTGCTTTGAAAAAGACCCTGCAAGAACCCGCCGACGATTTGCGCCGCCTTGAATTAGAACGCCTGGACGCGATGCTGTCCGCGATATGGGCAAGCGTAAAGCAGGGACAGTACGGCGCGATAGACAGAGCAATCAAGATTATGGAGCGCAAAGCCAAGTTGTTGGGCATGGACGCGCCAACACGGACAGACCTAACCAGCGGCGGGAAGCCGTTGAATTGGAGAGAGTTTATCAGTGGAAACCCCAGCGCAGATAGTGAAAAACCCGAAGCGATTCGCGGAAGTATTCCTGAAAATCCAGGACAAGAATAAGAAGCTAATCCCCCTTCGGTGGAATAAAGCGCAGGAGCATTTTCACATTAACCGGACAGGGCGAGACCTTATTTTGAAAGCGCGGCAATTAGGCTTCTCGACCCTCATACAAGGCGAGATGTTCAGACGCACGATTACTAGCCCGCGAACGACGATGACTTTAGCCCACGACGCAGACACCACCGCTTTGCTTCGCTTGATGTCGGACAGGTTTTATGACCATTGCAGATTTGGAGATATACAACCAGCGCGGAAATACGCCAACGCGAGCCTGACGACCTACCCGGAGTTCGACAGCGCGGCGACCATTGCGACGGCGGGGAATCTACAATCTGGAAGAGGCGGGACGTTTTCCGATTTTCACGGCTCGGAAGTTGCGTTCTGGAAGGATGCCGAAAAACTGATAGCGGGCGCGATGCAGGGTGGTAACCCGGACGTTGTGCTTGAATCCACTCCCAACGGGGCGCAAGGCTATTTCTATGAACGGTGCATGGAGGCGTTACATGGCGAGGGTATTTGGAAGTTACACTTTTATCCCTGGTGGTGGGATGACACTTACCGAATACCACTTGATGAAGGCGAACAGATTACCCCCAACGACGAGGAAACTTTACTTATTGATTCTTTACAAAACAGGGTATCTTTTTCACCCGAACAACTGAAATGGAGACGGTACAAGAAGCAGGAGCTAGGCAGATTGTTTACTCAAGAATACCCGGAAGACCCCGTAACCTGTTTCTTAACCAGCGGTGACAGCTTCTTTGGTGACCTGTCCGAAGTGTTTACCGCCCCGCTCAATCCGTTGTATAATGAGGATCACGAATACTTTGCCGGACTGGACTTCGGACAGACCAGCGATTTTACGGCAATGATTATTCTGGACAAGACCACAAAGACGCAGGTTGATCTATTACATATCCGCCGCCTGTCATGGGCGGAGCAACGGCGCAGAATAAGAGAGATGTACAAGAAATGGCGGTGTTCTGCGGTGGGGGCTGAAAAGAATAGTATCGGAAGCGTGAACATAGAAGCCCTTTTAGATGATGGATTACGAGTTATCCCGTTCGACACAACGAATCAAAGTAAATACGACATTATGACCCGCCTCTATGAAGGCATCCACACCGGCGGGTGGAGATTACAAGGTCATTCTGTGTTGAGGCAGGAAATGCAAACTTTTGTGACCGCGCAACAAACCGCCTCCGGTCTATGGCGATTAGCCGCAGACGGAAGCGGACATGATGACACAGTCATGTCTCTTGCAATAGCGAAATGGACTGTTGACATGGCAGTACGAATGCCCGAAAAGCAACCGACCCAGCGGAGCAAATGGATCGACTCCGAACAGGTCGGATGGACAAAAAAATACTAGGCGATGAGCCAAAGGAAAGGACATGGCGAACACTAAAGATATTGGACAAACGGGGCTTCTTGAATTTTCAGGACAGATACAAGAGGATTTTCTAAAAGAACTTCGCGGTAAAGAGGCGTATAAAAGATATAACGAAATGCGCCTGAACTCCCCCGTAATCGGGGCGTTACTGCTTGCGAATGAACAGGCGATACGGGGAGTTGAATGGACGTTCACCAGCGAACAGGAGAACGACCCGCGTATTGAATTATTGGATGAGGCGCGGGAGAACTTATCGCATTCATGGAACGACCATATTATTGAAGCCCTAACCATGCTCCCGTTTGGCTTTTCGATATTTGAAATCGTGTATGAGCGCGGGAAATCGGGCAGAATGTTGTGGCGCAAGTTTGCCCCGCGTGGTCAAGAGACTGTTTATAAATGGCTATTGGATGAGGCTGGGGGGCTAGAGGGCATCCAGCAAATGTCCGCACCGAATTACAAAGTAGTGACCATCCCGATTGAAAACCTTATCCTGTATCGAACCCGCGTAGAACGAGGCAACCCCGAAGGTCGCTCAATTCTCCGTGCCGCGTGGATACCCTACTACTACACCAAACACATTCAACAAGTGGAGGCTATCGGCGTTGAGAGGGATTTGGCGGGATTGCCTCATATCATGTTGCCGCAGGGTGCGGATATGGACGACAGTGATAATAGTGATTTGGGTAGGGCGCGTTCAGTTGTACGCAACGTCCGCAATGACGAACAGGCTGGCGTAGTTACGCCCTACGGATGGGGTTTTGAATTAGTGTCCACCGGAGGCTCTAGGCAATTCGATACTGATAAGATAATCAGGCGTTACGAAAGCCGGATGTTGATGTCCGCCCTCGCTCAGTTCCTGAACTTAGGACAGGAGAGCGTCGGGTCATTGGCGCTTAGCAAAGACCAGACCGATTTTTTTACGATGTCTGTAAACGCTGTGGCGGATATTATCGCGCACACATTCACCAAGTTTGCAATCCCTCGTCTGTTGAAACTCAACGGCTACGACGCGGAGGGAATCAAGCTGGAACACTCCCCCGCTTGCGATGCAGATACAATGGCTCTTGCCCATGTATTACAAAAACTAAACTCTTTCATCACATGGACGACTGACGATGAAGTCTGGTTGCGCGGCGCGTTGAACATGCCGGAGGTAGACCCTGAAAAAATAGAGGAGGGGCGTGAGATGAAACAGGCGCAAGCCGCCGCCCTTGCTCAATCGTTCAAGCCAAAGGAAGAGAAGGAAAAAGATACAGATAAGATGTCGGCTATCGCGCCTGACGACATGAAGCGCAGACGCATGGAAAGGAAACTCAAGGGGCTTTTATCTGCTCATCTTGAAAAGACAAAAAAGAAAGTGCTGAAAGCGGCAAAGGAATACCGTGCCTAATATCAACGAATCGGCGTTCTGGATGGAAGAAGATGACGACCTATGGGAAGAGGTCGTCACGCTTGCGGTTGCTATTTACCTGCTGGGGATTGACGGGGGGATAAATCTGTTACCCTCTAATATCCGCGTCCTTTCGGACTTCGATAAGATCAACCACGCCGCCGAGCAGTTTGCAAAAGACTACCGTTATCAGTGGATAAAGGGGATAACAGACACCACCAGAAAGCAGACGCAGGAAGCCTTTGCAAACTGGATTCAATCCGGCTCTCCCCTCTCGGCATTGGAGGAAATGTTATCTCCGATATTTGGCGACGCAAGGGCGGAAAGGATAGCGGTCACGGAAACCACGCGCATTTTCGCTCAAGCAAACATGGATGCTTGGGAAAGTACGGGGCTGATTGAAAAATCCATTTGGCAGACGGCGCAAGATGATTTAGTATGTCCTATCTGCGGTGAATTGGACGGTACGAGTGTCGGCGTTGGTGACTTAGATGCTGCTCCCCCAGCTCACGTAAATTGTAGATGCTGGCTATCCACAAGGACGCGGGTAAATGGTTGACATACGGATCGAAATAACCGGCCTAGACAAATTGCAAGCGGCCCTCGAGCACTTCCCCGCCGAGGCGCAAAGGCACCTTGAGGCGGCGGGCAAAGAGGCAGGCGAGGAAGTGCTGAATACCGAAGGGCTGCGCAAATACCCGCCATTTGGGCCAGCCAACCAAGCGCCGACACCCTGGTACGAGCGCGGGCGCGGTATGTGGCGCGGCGGCATACGCAAGCCAGAATACAATGACGGCAAGAGCGAGCGGCTCGGCTCCCAGTGGTTCGTGACAACCGAGCAGACCACAACCACGATTGGCAACCGGGCGAGTTATGCGGGATGGGTGCATGGCGAACGGCAGGCCCAGGCGATGGGCCAGGAAGGCTGGCGTAAACTGGGCGACGTGGCGCAAGATAAGATCGGCAAGATTGCGGCGATATATCAGGGATGGGTGGACAGGTTGGCGGATCGTCTATTTGGGTAAAATAACTATTGCGTTTATCTCGAAATAGTGGTAAATTAGGTATAACTAAATAGCGCAGTTTGGCGGGTAGGACGGCAAGTCTAAAAGCCAACAGCGTAAACGCATACAGGCGATATATCGCGGCGTGCTAGATGGATAATGACCATTTACACGCCGCTTTTTGTTTATCCCGAGGCAACCAATGGCAGATGAGAACGAACTGCAAAACGAAATAAACGCCACGAAATCGGGCGCACGCAATAACAGCATGGACCGCCAGGCCATTCGTGAAATTCGCAAGGCGGCAAAAAGCATCGAGGCCAAAACGATGGAGATGGAGCCCAACGACATGGACCCCGAGGACATGCCCGACAATGAGCACGCCCTGGGCGTCAAAGCTGGCGCGCTGGCTCCATCTGTCCCGCTCGACATTGATATTATCTGCGCCGTCAAAGTGGCGGGCGAGTGGGCGCTGGACGTACTGGGCGTGCCATACGGCGGGCCAAACAAAGGCAAGGACAGTCACGGACAATACTTTAGCGCCCGCACCAAAACGCACAGCGAACGCTTTACCTCCCCGCTGGTGCTGTATTA